CCCATTGTTGATCATGCAGCGAACATATGAGTTGAATCTTTTGGCACATAGCTTCCTGTCATCCCAGCCAAACTTATATAAAAACTTGTCTCTCAGTGTTACCCTGTGCATCGTTTTCTGATTGCCCATCAGGTCTAGAATATCATTGGGTGTACCAGCGTACATATTACCTTTGTTCTTCTGGTTTCTGATCTTATGGCTGACCTCGCGAACTGACTTGAGACCACCAATGCTATTGATGAACTTCTTGTTTTCTGCCTTGCAAATGTGGACATAGTCGGCCCACTGGAGCATTACTGTGTCTTCAGTCATCATCGGATTGGCTCCCATAGTTTGATTGTTGATGTTTCCAAATCCCAGTCGTCGAACCTTAAGATCCTAGCCAGTCTGGCTTGGGTTAGTGCGTACTGGTGGTTAAGATTTTGTTTGGCATACGCCTTCTCGACAGTTGCCCAGACGCAGCTTGGTGCCTCATAGTGTCCCAGGAGCTTCTCTGCAGTCACTGGCCCAACTTTAGGACATCCTGAGTAACCATCCGTTGGGTCACCAGTTAGTGTCTGGGTTAGGAAGTGCCTGTCGGCTTGCTTCTCATTGATTGAATCAAGAGTTCCATCCATAGGTCGATACAGGCTACATGGGATGGTCTTCATATCCTTGTCATCAGACACAATGATCGTCGGTTGGATCCTGGAGGACCCCAGGATGCCCATGACATCATCAGCCTCCAGGAGGGGCTCAGTGTGGCATGTGAACATCTGATTGGCCCACTTGACCATCTCAGCGTATCCCACAGGTTTCCTGGTCTTCTTGCGGCCAGATTTGTAGGTGGGATCTATGGTCTTGCGAAAGTTCTCTCTGTCACTGAAGCAGACGACAAAGTGCTCTGTGTCTAAGGTATCACAGGCGTCAAATATCAGGTTCTCGAAGATCTCTTTGGCTGTCTTGAGATCAGTGCTAAGGGACCATATGTCGTCGCCCCAGTCTATCTCTTCTTCTGCTGCAGCGCACGACCTGTAGAGATACAGATCGCCGTCAATTAGTAGGACCGTCTGGTCTTTTGGCCGCTGCAAGAATGTCTTGAAGTAACTCATCTAAACTCCTTTTTGCCTCCATCCCCAACTCGGTGATCAGCCACTTGTTTGCCCAAGTTTCTGGTCCTACCTCTGTTGTGATGAAGCCTTCGCTGGCACAGATGCCTACGTAAAACGCACCTGCCCTGGCAAAGTTACTTTTGATTGAAAATGGTGACCTCCACGCCCTGTCTAGGGTTACTGTGACGGCCATGATGTTGACCAACTGTTCGTTAGTCTCAGTGTGTGTCAGACCAAGTTCTGCCCACGCTGAATTCGGCAGCAATGGGGATCTTAGTTTTGAAAGCATGGCCTGTTTCTTGCGCCATTCTTCTAGCGATATCACCGACATTTTGGGCTACCTCTTCTGTACGACAGGCGATTTGAACCTCGTCGTGGATCCAGCCCACGATGTAGGCGTCTTTCGGATACTGTCTGTTGATCTCCCCATCGATCAGGTCCACCCACTTTTTGCAGATGATTGCTCCAGAGGACTGGAGTAACTGACTGAGTAGTTTGTGCTCTGATCTGACAAAGAGCTTGCGGCCATCTAGGCCAACCAGGTGGCCCCTCCTAAGGGCCATCTGTAGATTCTTCTTGAGTTGTGCAAAGGCTGGGATGTTCTTGTTAAATGCTTCCTTTAGGGCATTGCCCTTCTTGGCCCCCCCACCAGCTATCTTGCCTATCAACTGGTTGCCTCCACCGTACATCGTCGCATAGATGAAGGTCTTGGCTTGGTCCCTGGTGTCTAACCCAGCAGCTTTTTGGTTGTGCGTATGGATATCACCTTCCAGGATCTGCCTAGCGTATTCTCCACCGTCATCCAGGTAGTGAGCCAGGCACCTGAGCTCAAGACCACTAAGGTCAGAACCTAAGAGAGACCAACCGTCTGGCACCGTGAACAGGTCGCGGCACTCTTTGCCATACAGGAGCCCAGCCTTTGGCACTTGGGCCAGGTTTGGGCCTCTATGTGCCGCTCGACCACTGACAGTCCCACCACTCACTATAGTGTGCCTGATGCGTCCATCGTCAGGGTCTAAGCGTTTAAGCCAAGCCTGGGGACCTTCAGCTAACTGTCCGATCCTCTTTTGAATCAGAAAGTATTCAGCAAGCTTCTTGGCCTCTGGATACGGAAGTCCACCCAGGACCGTCTCGTCGATCATGGCGTGACCAGTGTTGGTGAACTTCTTGGGTTTCCAGGCGTATTTCTGTGTCAGGCAGAACTCAATGTGACGCCTGGATCCAGGGTTAAACTGGATTTCCTTACGCTTCACAAAGACCTCACCTTTGACATACCCAAGCTTCTTGTTGTTCACTTTAGGTATGAAGTTCTCAGTCGTTTCCCAAGGTGGGAACAACTGGTCCAGGCCACCTCCTAGTTCCTGGCGTTTCTGTGCCAGAGTGGAGTACAGCTTGATGGCCGCTGGCTCATCGAAGGTCCAGCCGTTATTGCCAATGCGGAGGCAAACCTCAGCCAGCCTGTGTTCCAGATCGATTGATTCCTGGCTGAAGCCTTGGGCCATGAAGTGCTTGTAGATGCTGACAGTGACATTGGTATCCTGGACGCAGTAGTCCAGCATCTCTTCAGAGTAGTTTTCCCAGCCACCATCGTAATCCCCCTTGTGGTTGCTCATGCGAATGCCCCAGGCCTTGAGACTGTGGGACCCAGTTAGCTTCCTGGGGAATGCCCCTGGGTTCTTCGCGTGTCTGATGCTGTCCTCTTCTGCTAATGTGGTGCAGATGAGACGTGACAGGACGAGTGTATCCGTGACTTGACCTAAAATGTCGAAGCCAGGGTATACCTTCTGGAGCGCTGGGATATCATAAGCAATGATGTTGTGTCCGATAACTTCCTCGGCGTTCATCAATGTAAACAGCGCGCCAAAAATCTCATCGGGACCGTAGGTTTGTACCTCGTCAGTCTCAACGTGTCTTAAGACAATGCAATGTATGGTGCTTATGGTATCAAGAAGTCCGTTGCTCTCCAGGTCAAAGACCCAGCGTGTCACTTCTTTTTTGGCCTAGCTCTAGGGCGTAGGACTTTGGCATTTCTGTGTGCATGTATCTTAATGCACTGGTCCACCGTGTGGTCGGTCCAAAGGTTGTATTTATGGGCGTATTCTATACATGCATCCCACGTTTGGAACGTGATGATGGCAGCAAACGCCGTGACGGTTTCCATCATAAGGTGCTCTCCTTGATGTTTCTTTAAAATGGTATGTCTGATGTACCCAGGCTGTCGAAATTGCCCGTGCTCTCCCGAAGACGTCCTGTCTCTTGGGAGTACTGAAGCTCACCTGCTGGGCCTACCTCGCCCGTGAATCGGTTCTTGAGAACCACGAGGTCTCTAATGCCAGCCGAAGGATCCTCGGCATTCACTTGAATACCAATGCAACAATCAGCAAGCTGGGCTATCGCGTGGCTCCCACGGAGTTGGCTGAGAGTAACCTTAGCTCCACCCTCGTGACCTGTGTCGCCCTGTGGACGTCTAAGGTGGCTCACGACAATCAGACATATGTTTAGCTCCTGGACGAGGACCCTGAGCCGATTCATGATGTCATCAATCAAGCGCCGCTCGTCGTTCACCTGGCCCGTTAGTCCAGACACAAGGATACTGATGTGGTCCAGGATGATAACCTCGGCACCCAGCGCTTTGTTCATGTAGCGAATGCGGTTGAGGATCACATCGATGTCCGTGGATCCGAAGTGGTCAAACAGGTAGAACTGTCTGTCTTTCACCAGGTCATCAAATGATGCCTCAATGTCCTCCCTTGTGGTGCAGTCTGGGTCCACGGTGATGTTCTTATTCATGTGCAGACCAACGAGGCCCTGGGCGGTCCTCTTGACGCTCTCCTCAAGCATCAACATGCCGATCTGAAAGCCTGACTGGTGGACGTGGTAGGCAATCTCACGCACGAATGTAGACTTACCGACACCACTACCAGCGGCAATGGTTATCAGGGACCCAGCGCGTAGGCCTTTAGTTATATCATTGAGCCGACTATAGGGGTACGTGATGGGGCTCAGGGCCTCCTGTTCACCTATTGTGTCCCTCAGATCTGAAGTACTGATGATGCCATCAGGTCTATACTCACGGGCCTGGAAGATGGCGTCTATAATGGCCCTAGTCTCACCAGCCACCAGGGCCTCTGAGGCGTCCTTGTAGGGGCCTAAGTTGGCAATCCTAGCCATACCTATCGGCAGGGCCTCAGCGCACTCCAGGGCTGCTTCCTGACCTGCTGCGTCCCCGTCAAACATTAAGATAATGCTTTTGAAATTCATCAGGTAATCGTAGTTGTTCATTAGGGCCTGACGGGCTGACTTGGCACCATTCGGGATGCTCACTGTCGGCCACTTGTTGCCCTGCGCCTGGGAAACAGACATAGCGTCAATCTCGCCCTCAGTTATCACTAGCTTATTACCAGTGCTCCACAGGTGCGATCCAAACAGCGTCATGCCCTTGGCGTTCCCAACTATGGAGAAACTCTTGTCACGACCTCGGACCTTCTGGGCGCACCTCTGTCCGTGCTTGTCACGGTAGGTCGCCAGTTGTACAGGCTTACCACCCATGAGGCCAACTGAGTAATCAAACTTACGACATGTCTCCTCGCTCAACTTACGTGAGGACAAATGTGTGTGGGTCCCAGGGATCAGATCCTGGATGACCTTAGATGTCCCTATGACCCTGGTTTGGCCAAACTCTTCCTGGCCGTATGCCGCGCAGCCAAAGCAGTATGTATGCCCATCTGTATAGACAGCGGCATTGTCCTTAGACCCACAGACCTCACAGGCCACATGAGTGACAAAGGCACTCTCCGTTTGTTCCATCATGGGCGACCTCTCAATGCTTTAGGTTTCTTGGGTGTCTTGCGAAGAGAAGTTTTCTTTGGGGTTATAAAGGCGACTTTATCTTGACCAAACTTTTGGCCAAGCTGATGTCCTTTTCGCTTCTTTCCAATGCTATCCATTTTCTGGACTGAAACTGCATTTTTAATACTCATTTTGACCCTCCCGTGGGTTCTGGGTAAAAAGAAAAGGGCGACCCTAAAGCCGCCCTCTCGCTCTCCTTTATGTTGTCAAAAACCCAACCCGTGTTTTTCTTTAGTCGTGTTGGGTTTTCAACTTTAGTATCTGAGCACTGCGCTTTTCCAGGGACCCTCTGTCCCCTTCCGACTTCTGCGCTCCTTCAGTGCAAACTGTGTAGTCTCCACTAAATCGTCTGTCTCAGAGATCTTCTGTAAGAGCTCCTTGATGGCGTGTTGGCGTAAAGCCATCTCAGTTATTTCCTGGGTATGTGCCATCTTGTAATCGATGGTCACTACAGCCCTCATTCGTTTTGACATCGTGCCTCCTTAAGCCACTCCTGTGGCATCAATTTGTTTGCATAGACAAACCCGTGTTTATCGCAGTACATCCCGTAGGTCGTGGGGCTCCCTTTGTAGAGCTTGGCATTCTGGTTACTGAAGATAAATCGGATGTCGATGCTCGGGCGTTGCCGCTTGATCAGCATGTGCTTGGCGCGGTCTTGGACCGTCCACAGGCCTTTTGTTTCGACATAAAAAAAGCCCCCTGGCTTAGGGAGCTTAAAGTCGGGCGTATACTTGGAGTCTCGACTTGGGATCACGTAGTGGACCTTGTCAGTCTCATAGAGGAGCTTAATACCAGCCTCAGTGATCTGCTTAGACACTCGGTCCTCCAGTCCACTACGGAAACCATGCTTAATACCAGTCGCCCTCTTACGGCGACTAGAAGTCGTAATTGTCGTCACCACCTTTGGTGGATGGAGTATCCTCAATGATGTGATCTGGAGTGTTGTCACCTGACACCTCGTAGCCGCCCTCGACATCATCGAAGTCCCCAGGCCCAGCCTCAGATCCACCAGACACTGGATTAATGATCTGTACAGAATTTAGTCGAAGTGAAACGCCATTCGTGGAACCAGTGTACGTGTCGGCCATGCCTGAGATCCTAAGTGTGGATCCTGAGTACATAGCTGGAACTTTATGTGACGGGATGGGGTTACCTTTGGCGTCATAAAACTTAGGCTCAAACTTAGACTGAATCTTAAACATGAACTCACCAGTCTCGTCATCAACCTTAAAGGGTAGGTGAACTTTAGCGTGATCTTTTGGTGCAAAGACCTCCTTCTTCATGGCCTCCAGTTGATCAACCAAAGGCTGGGCCTTATCAGGTGCAACTCTTAGCTCCAACTTATATTTGCCCTCGGCGTCAAACGCAGTGTCTGGCCGACCAGGTTGTAGGTAGGGGTACTGGGCAGAACCTGCTGGGGTGACGAATTTAGCTTTCTGTGGTGTAGTCATTTAGTTTCTCCTTGAAGTTTTCAGTTTTTGCCTCGCCCAGGCACACTTTGACCTTAGCCGCTTTGGCTCGGTCAATCAGGTCCTGGGGTAATGGCTCGTTGTTCAGTCGATGTAGTTTTATGAGCCCCAAGATTCTCTCTCTCGGATGCACGGTGTTTTCTCCTTTTGGTTGGGGTATTTATTCTAAGGGGGTCATACCGCTCTAAACCCAATAAAAAAGGCCCCCGAAAGAGGGGACCTTAAGCCTACTGGGAGGCGTGAGCATTTGCTAGTTTTGGGTGGGCCACTCAGGTGGTCTATACCCGTTGAGCATCCACTCCAGGACGCGCTCGGCTATCGGGTTGACGGGCCTTGTGTCATCGTCAGTCTCCCAGCGCCTAACTGTGCGTGGGTTACTGTTGAGGATATCTGCAAGCTCCCGTTGCGTAAGGCCCAACTTCTGTCGGGCCTCTTTGAATTGTTGCGGTGTCATTTGGTTTCTCCCAAAAGTAAAGGGGCCGTAGCCCCTGTTAGATTAAAATTCAGCGGCTAGGCAGCGCAGTTCCTCTTGGTAGTCATCCCAGCGCATGTGCGCCGCGTTGTGAATGTTTTTTGCGTTAAGCCAATCGGATAAGCGATTAACCTGATTTTCAGTGGCTAAGGCAAATTCAAAGTTTTCGGCTAGGTAATGCTGTTTGATTGTTTCGTATGTCATTTCTAAGTTCCTTGGTAAAAAGTGGGCGTCATTGCCCGTTGTTGTAATGAAGGGGCCGTAGCCCCCTGTTGATTAGCATATGACATCAGTAAGGTGTATTGTACGCAAGCTTGTTGACTGCATTTGGCATGTGAAACTTGAGCTTCTTAGCTTGGCTGGCAAAGTATTTACCGCCAGCAACAATATCAGGCTCATCATCCCAGTGACCTTCGCGGTAGTCAATGTCAGCGCGATTTTCTAAATCTTCGATAAATTGGGCAAGAACGTCTACGTCAACTAATGTAGACTTTTTAACCTTACCAGACAAGAACGATTCAAGAAATTCAATGTAACGACCCTTAAAGTTATTTGGGCCTTCGATGCCGTCTGCGCACTCAATGAAGTTTGATACTTCACTGTAAGTATAATCTGGCTTTCCGCGAAAGCTGATGCCGAAAGGAATTTGAACTGGTGCGAATGTTGTTAAGTTAGTCATGTATCGATGAAAGCTGATGCCGAAAGGAATGTTAGTCATGTTGGCCTCCTAGCCGTTGTGGGCGTCATTGCCCCTCCCTCTATACATGGGGGGCCGTTGGCCCTATTTCAACCCCCCATAGCATCTTTTTTTAAGAAAAACAGTATTCGCTCTCTCGGACACCTTGGATATCCAGGGATCCCTTGGTTGGAACCCCAGGTAGATCCTGTTCAACATCAGCCAGCCGCTGTCTGCAGTCGTGCTCAAAGTGTTCAAAGACGCAGTGCTCCTCATACATGTTCACGAAGGCATTTCTAATGCAGTGGTAGAAGTCGTGCGCCCGATCAATGGTGGTTGCAAATGAATCGTGGATCATAAAGAAGTCCGTGATACCATTAGCTAGACCCTCCAGGATCGACAGATGCATATGCGCTGCGTCCTGACTGTGGATGACATTAGGGGCTATCCCATTGCGCGACTTCCTAGTGTCATAGACATCCGTATATTCTGCTAGATTAATCCTGGTGGACTTCACGCATTGGGCCTCACGATCAAACAGGAAGATCCTCACACGCTTGGTCGTATTCTTGGTGTACTTCTGGAGGCATGGGAAGCCACTGGGGCTCGTCCAGCGCACACTCTTGTTTTCCCTGGCGAGACCATCCGCATACGCTTGGAAGAACTCCATGCCCTTCCTCACGGACCCTACAACACCCTGACAGGCAGTGTAGTTGACCTTAGCTAAAAACCTGGCGTTGACCTCCTGTTCGTACTTGCCGATACCAAAGGGATGCGCCGTGATCTCACCATAGGTGACCTGCTTCTGCAAAGGTTCCATTAGGTCGTCAATCAACTGGTCTCCAAACCCACGTTCACGGCTAGAATAAGCAAACGTCATGACATTACGCTTCACGACCTTACGGGAGACACCATAGTTCAACCAGCGCTGGGCATTGGCCTTGTCGTTTTCTGAGCCCTCCCTGGTCATCACTTTGAGTTGCTTTGTGACCTCAGTGGCTACGACTTGGTAGAGGTCCTGACACTTTTGGTCTGGCACCAGGTTGACCATAAAGCCATCGTCCTTGTCGCGCAGGGCGGCTGCGTAATGCTGAACGCCACTGTTGGTTCCATCCAAAGAGATGGGCAGGTAGCAGACAAAGGCCTCGTCGCCTTCATCCTGTAGTCTTGAGTACTCAAAGCAAGCAGACAGATACTGGAAGGGCTTGTCTGCAGTCTTCCAGATATCAAAGGTAGCACGGAAGTCATCAGCTATCGACATGATACTGTCGTGGTTTTCTGAGACCCACTGGATCCGATCCTCCAATGGGGCCTTAGAGATCTTGTCGAAGTCTCCACAGTTAGCCAGGTGTATCGATAGCCAACCTGCACTAGTCTCATCGACCTGTGATCCGTTTGAAAACATGAAGAGTGACTTAATGTGATCGTCCCTGTGGTAATTAAAGAGAGACACAGGATACATGCGCCCCCTAAAGTCTAGCGACCAGGGAAGGTAGAACTCACTGAAAGACGACATCTCATGTGCGTCAAATAGATCGTTCTGTAGAACACGCTGGTTAGCTAGGGCCTCGGCTTTCTTGCTGGGCCAAGCCTTCTGTTCCTTCTTAACCTGATTAGCCTCAGCCTCTGATGCACCCTCCTGGACTCTAGGATAGGCTGGAGCTTCACGCTCAGGAAAAGACCCAAACCTTTTGTTCTCTTGGGTCACCCAGTCCAGGGCTTCAAGAACCTCCTTGTTGATCTTCAGAGGGGTTGCCTGGAGGGCATTTAAGGCTGTCACGTAGTCTGGGCTATCAGACCTCTGGAAGTCCCTGTCTACGGCTCTCTTTTGCTCTCCTGATGCCTTCCTAACGAGAGGAACCATCGCCTGGAGCGCTTCGTCCTGGTAGCACCCAGTCTCCCTGGATTCCCAAGGGGCAGGGGGTACAACCATAGGTCCAAACATTGGTTCAGCCCAGGACTGACGCTCAGTCATCTGAGAAAAGACATTAGAGGCTGCTTGGGTCATCACAATGAACTGCTTGGATTTAAGCTTTTCGACAACCTCAACGACCTCAAAGACATCAGTGTGCTCTAAGATCGAACTTAGGATTGGAGAAGCTATTATAACCTTATTGGCTTCTTTCCATGAGGCTACCTTATAGCCTTCCTTGGCTGCAATGATCCGCATGGACTTGAACCTATAGACCTCACTAGAGTGGGCCTTGGTTACCTGCTTCACCAAACGGGTAAAGAGCGGCTTGTCATAGTTCTTGAGACCATCGGCCCAGAGCTCATGTTCCACTCTACGACCAATGTTGTTTAGGACTTTAGCCCTCGTGGACTTTCTTACGTAGCCATCGAAACAACAGTTCAGACCTATGTAAGCCAGGACCTCTGGGTCAATCTTACTCAGGTACTCATACCATCCAGAGTGGCAACCGCCCTCTTCAGACACACGCCTAAGATTCTCGTCCAAGGTAATCTTGATACCTGCAGAGACCCTTGGGATAGCTTCTGTAATAATCTGATGGGGAATCCCAAGTTGACTTGGGGCTTGATTCTCCTGTCTGCTATTAAACCGCTCGTGGCCCTTTTGTTGCATTTTGTATTCCAGGTCAGTCTCACGCTGCCTTAATGTTTTCATCCTTTAGTCTCCCTTTAGATTTATTCTAGGGGGGTCATACCGCTTAACCCCTTGATTTAAATAATGTATTTATTAGGCTCTTTTTGGGCTCATTAGAGGACATTTCAGACCCCATATTCATTGCTATTCTTTGGCTCACCGCTGGCTTCATATGCACATATTTAGCCGTTGTCGTGGGCTGTTTGTGGCCGAGTAATTGACCAAGTACTAATGTATTTACACTGAGCTCGTTGGCTGCAGTGGAGGCAAACGTGTGACGAATTGTATGGAACGTAAACGCCTTGTCACCTGGCGCTATCCTAGACCTGGCAATGTCCCAAGTCTTATAGAATTGCTTTTCGTTAAAAACCCTTTTTGGGTTAAAATCTAATGCCTGTAGTGACGACTTGCACTGGGAGTTCATTGGGACCCAGCGCTCGTCGCCATTCTTAGTCGTCTCAAGGTGAATCCAGTCACCGTCGTTGTCGCTCTTCAAACAGTCAACAGTGATACTCAGTATTTCCCCCAAACGCATCCCAGTGTTCAAGCCTATAATCACAAAGTGCTTAATCCATGACTTTTGACTATGGTCCAAGAAGAAATTGAGCTTCTGCAGTTCATCCCTGGACATGTACCGAGGGCGACCTGGGCCTTCCTCAAGCCACTTAATCTCAGGTGCTCTCAGCATGAGCTCCATGCTTACCGCATGTTTAAAGACAGATGAAATTGCTGCCAGGTAGCGGTTGACTGTCGGCTTGCTTAAACCTGTGTCGGACATGTGGTCCATGAAGGAGTAGACATCGGCTGGCTTAAAACTGTCGATGGGGCGCTGGGCGTACCCACTGAAAGATCCAAACTTGTGAAGCTTGGCTAAAGAGCGCTTACGGTGGGCGCCACTTGCCCAAATCCGCTTGGCCTCCTGGTTGGCAAATGCTTCTAAGGTAATCATGTCATTAGTCTCCCTGTGGTTGTTAGGAGCTAATGGTATCCCTCGGACTTACTTAGTGGTGGGCGACCCTGGAATCGAACCAGGCTTGCGTCTCCGCGAGGGAGTTACAGTCCCCACCTGGGGACGCCATCCGAGGGAGCAAATGCTCCATACACATGAGATAGTACACTAGTGATCCAAATTCAATACCCCTAGGTTGAAAAAACACAGATCGCTTCGCCAGATAACTGGTGGAGGGCCTGTGTTTTTTAGTCTTGTGGCTACTTCATTCGCATAAGTACGGCCACAAGTAGTACAATCATAATGGCGTCAGCTACTTGTAGCGGGAATCCAGTAAACATTGGATACATCCTTTCCTCGGCATACATCAGCTAGATGTACTCTTGGACGTCGAAACAAGGACAGCCCTTGTTCGCGTACTGATTATGACCCGTGACCCTGGTGATCGTCGGGTACGTGGTCTTTAGACTTTCTATGAGGAGCGTCAGGGCTTCATCTTGCTCATCCGTGTAGTGATCCGTGAACTCGTCGTCCTGGGATCCACCAAAGCCGCCAACTAGGGTGACACCTATGGACCTACGGTTCTTGCCTCGGCAATGAGCCCCAGGGCGTGTCACTGGCCGGCCAGTTGCTACTGTTCCATCTATGTCAATCACGAAGTGGTAGCCAATGTCGCTCCAGTTATTGTCCTCGACATGCCAACGCTTTAGCTCTGCGACTTTATCACTGGTGGAATTGTGAGCCATCCAAGATTTACGTGTAGCCGTGCAGTGGATTATTATTTCGTCTATGTGCCTCATTTGGCCACTCCTTTGACTTTCTCGAAGCTTCTTGCTCCAGCTAACCCCAGCATTCCCATCAAGACGGGCATCATGATACTCATGTCAGCTTGAGGCACTACGACCCCAAAGGGTGCTGCCAATGGAGAAACCAGGAAGTTTACGGTGAAACCTAGGACGCAGACCCAAGCTGTCGCTGGTCTCCAAGAGCTTTGGAACCAGTTGCCCTTCGCGTCCTCTTTGTTAATCTCTAGTTGGGCCAGCATGACTTGCTGATGGTGTTGCTCTGACATCGTAGCAATCTCGTGTGCCAGCTTGGCGGCTTGGTCCTTGTCTGGAATCACCTTGTCCAATAGACCAGCTACTGGCGATACCAGTGAAGCTAGTAAGCTCATTTCGTTCTCCTTGGTTTTGTGGGGGTTACTTCTTTGTCTCAGATCCAACCCAAGCTGCGAAAGCTCCTGACATGGATCCACTGACCACTGAAATCAAAGCAGCCTGTTGTGTTGTGAGGTCAGTACCTTGAGCCAGAGCCCACTCAATGCACCTGATGTAAACGAGGGTAAGAACCAGCAGCATCAATCGTGGGATAAGCTTCCACTCTAGGATCCGATCCACGGTTACACCTCAATGTCTACGATGAGACCCGTTGCGGCCTTCTGTGTCCTGATTTGATCGTATGTCCAATCTCGTGTGAGGCGCTGAGTATCTATCAACCGTTGTAGCTCATGGGCCTCTATGTGCTTCTGCTCGACATAGCGTTCCCTCAAGTCAAGTTTGATGGCCTCGCGATGACGCCGTAGATCGTTGTCTGGCTGTATTTGGGACGGCTGCATGAGGACATATGGTTTAACACTATCCAGCGCTGTTACCATTCCGCCACCTCCGATGCTCCCCAGAACATGAGGTAGCAGCCGCCAGCAAACAATAGGACGCCTGTGACGCAACTGATGCCCCAGAACATCCTGTCACGGGCTTCAGACTCTGCTTCAAGGGCTTCCTGCTGTCTAACCCTAGCTGCAGCCTGTTCCTTCTGGACTAAATCCCACATGCCAGGAGGACCATATAGACGGCAGGTTTCACGTAGCATATCTGTAGCTTCTTTATGTTTCATTTTTGCCTGAGCGATGGCAAAGCCTTCTTCTTCTGAAGATGTCAGGCGACCTAGTGGCCCTTTATGCTTTCCAGCCTCCGCTGCTTGAATGTCCGCATCCAGTTTCGCTAGTTTTCCAAAGTGGGGCAGAAGGTCAGAGACATCTCTCCCAGCCTTAACTGCAGATGAGATGGACCCAGCAATCGTGGAGACTGCTGAGGCCAGCGCGAGTACTTCAATCATGTGGGTGGGCCTCAGTCCTTGAGAACCATGCTCTCCACGGATGTCCGTATGGCTTTTATGTTTTCATCAATGCGCGCTACTGCAACGGCCTGTGAGTAGACCATGTCTTCGATCTTACCGACCCTGACATACATATTGTCTAGGTCCATTCTGTTACGCTCTATGTCCGACATCATCATGGATACAGTCCACACGATTCCCCCTGCTTGACCTAGTAATCCTAAGACCAAGGCAAGGGGAAAGGTCTTATTGAGGTCTAGGGTGCCCGACATTAACTTTTCCAGTAAGCTCGGCCAGACGTAATAGTTGAGTTGATCCGTGTTAGATCCTTACTCGCCGCTGTGTACTTGTCATCAAGCATTTCACTTTCCAAATGCATAACCATGTTGCCAACTTGTTTCTTTTTCTCAGCGACAGTTTCGTCAGGCATCTTCATCCCAGCTATGACGTTTTCGACGCCATCGCACATGTGGAGGAGCTTCAGATAGTCTCTGTTCAGTTCATTAACAGCCATTTTATAATCCTTCTAATGCTATTATTCGCGCCTCAAGCGCCTCGTTTTTTGCAGACAACTCTTGGACGGCTTTGACTAGAATTGGATACGTTCTCAGATAATCCGCTTCTAACTTTGATGGGTCATCCCATTTAACTAATCTAGTTCGAGAAGCAGAAGAGTGCGTTAATTCAACATCATAAAGATCTTGAGCAATGAACCCCATGTCGGGCTTTGCGCCCAGAGAACCATCGCGTCGGTTCCACGTAAACTCCACGGGGCGCATGTCATTGATGAAATCAAGTCCATGTGTCAGACCAGTGATTGCAGTTTTGTCACGCTCGTCAGACAGGCTGGAGATCGTTTGAACATTACAACGCAATGACGCAATGTTATTGTCACCTAGAGTAATTTCGTTCGTAGCTGTCGCAGCAGACGGCATTGACTCATATCCAACGCACGTTACATTCGATCCTGTGGTCAGAGCATTTGTAGTTGAGCCACCTTGCGAGTAGCCAGAGTTAGCTCCGAGTAGAGTGTTCCCGTCAGTAGTTGAGACTGAGTATCCTGATGCAGAACCAAGGGAGGTGTTGTAATCTCCGCTTGTCAGACTGTACAGAGAAGTATTTCCTACCGAGGTGTTGTAAGCACCACTCGTCAGTGTTTTCAGAGAATGACTACCAGACCCAGAGTTATACGAGCCTGACCCACCAGCATATCCCGAGTAGTAGCCCAAAAATGTGCAGTTGTCACCGCCGTCCGTATCATAACCCGCCCTATACCCGACAACAGTAGTATAAAGCGAGGCGTCGCTTCCACTATAGGATGCCTGATAGCCGATTGATACTCCATAAGAGCTAGTCTTAGAGCTGGCTCCCACGGCGACACCGCCGAAAGATGATGTAGAAAGCACCGTGGACAAATAACCGACATTAGTGTTGTAATCGCCGCTATATAAATCCGCGCCAGCGTATGACCCGACCGCAGTATTGTATTGTGCGTTCGATGTAGAGCTACGTCCTAGTGCATCATAACCCACCGCAGTAGACTTGTAATGATTACCATCGCTCATTGACTCTGTACCAACCGCCGTGGCGTAATCAGCATCGCAATCGTTCATAGAGTTGTAGCCGACCGCAACCTGATAGTCCTTGCTTGAAACCGCATAATTCCCAGCCAAAGCACCAACATATGTGCCTTTAGTCAGCAGATCACCATTACCAGAAGCATAGCCAACGGCTGTACTGTACGAATCTGTCGTGTTACTTACCATTGCAATCGCGCCTACAGCGGTGTTTCCCAGACCAGAGGTTACATCGTTTGCTGCTGCATATCCAAGAGCGGTGTTATTGTAACCAGAAGTTACCACGGCTAATGCCTCATATCCAAGCGCAGAATTGTAAGGACCAGTCATGGTTGATCCACCAGCGTTGTAGCCCACGACAGTCGAACCAGCGTCAGGATCGTCAGGCCACGCGCTTTGCCAAAGCATTGCACCAGCGGCTATTACGTTAGTTGCATCTGTTACATCTGCTGAGGCTTCTATTCCGTCCAGCTTTGTGTGATCAGCATCTGTGAAAGTATTTGAATCTGTTCCAGCTTCTACTGCAGCAACAATCTCTGCATTTGTTTGATCAGCCGTTGCACTGGCCTCTATTCCGTCCAGCTTTGTGCCATCTGTTGCAACATCACGTCCATCAAATGTTGAGTTGGTAGTGATGGCCCCAGTCATAGCGCCACCAACTTTAGGTAAAGCAGCACTAGCTGTGGTAGTGGTAGTAGTCAGGACAGCATCTCTAGCTGAAACATCAATACCATCGAAGGTTTGACTTGAGTTAAACACTATATCGCCAGTCATAGTGCCACCAACTTTAGGTAAAGCGTTTGTAGCAAGTGTACCTTGAGCGGCTGTAGCGTAGTCTGCGCTTGAAAAGGCTTTAACTTGAGCAAGGTTTGTAACCTCACTGTCCATCAATGCGCCAGCAGCAGTGACGTTAGTTGCATCTGTTACATCTGCTGAGGCTTCTATAGCGTTCAGCTTGGTGTGATCAGCATCTGTGAAAGCGTTAGTATCAGCGTTGCTTTCATAAGCTGTCTTAATTTCACTAGCAGTTTGGTCTGTAGTAGATGAGGCCTCTACCCCGTCCAACTTGGACTTTAGTGTGTTCGTAAAGTTGTTCTGAGTGAGCTCACCGTCTTGGATACTGTAAGTAGTGTTTGTGTCTGTGTAGTTGGAAGCATGTATATTACTTACCTGAGTTGTTGACCAATCTATATGCTCGTTAGTCACAAATCCAACTAGGTTATCATGGCTGACAATAGCCTCTATTTCGCCAGCCGTTTGATCAGCAGTAGCTGAAGCTTCTATAGCGTCAAGTTTGGACTTTAGTGTGTTCGTAAAGTTGTTCTGAGTAAGGCCACCATCTTGGATACTGTAAGTGGTGTTAGTGTCAGTGTAGTTAGAAGCATGGATAGTACCAGCGCTACCGGCTGACCAATCTATATGCTCGTTAGTCACAAATCCAACTAGGTTATCATGGCTGACAATAGCCTCTATTTCGCCAGCCGTTTGATCAGCAGTAGCTGAAGCTTCTATGGCGTTCAGCTTTGTGTGATCAGCATCAGTAAATGCATTGGTGTCACTATTAGTTTCATAAGATGTCTTAATCTCTGCTGCAGTTTGGTCTGTAGTAGCTCCAGTTTCTACGCCGTTGATCTTGGTCTTATCAGCAGAGGACATTAGTCCATTCGCGGCGGTTGTTGCGAGATCGGTGCTCAGTGCTGCTAAACTCGTAGCGGCTGAAGTGGCTGATGTAGCGGCTGAAGTGGCTGAGGTGGCCGCTGAAGTGTCTGAGGTGGCCGCTGAAGTGGCTGAAACCTGTGCAGCATCTCTCGCAGCCTCTGATGCTCCTTGGATTCCCTCCAGTGTTGACTGCTCAGTGGTTGTTAGTCCTGACCCACTGTAAAAGCTACTTTTAGACATATGGTTAATCCTAATCTGCGTATGTAGCTATGAACTGCATCTGTTGAACCGTTCCAGACATTTCAGCATCATTTGACTGTTCTTGTAGTTCACTCATGAATTGACCAAACTTAGCCTCGAAAAGCTGACCCCTGTCATCCAGGTAATAGTCACTCGCATATGCCAGAGCGCCGTAAACAATTAGGTCGGAAGCAATCAGTGCTAGGTCGTTTTCATCGGTGTCAGAGGTCATATCTACGAATGAAGCATAGTAGTTTACTGTAAGACTGCCTGTCGTTGGATACGGATAGATTTTCCAAGTGGACCCCTCCCTAGCGAAATGCTTGGGTGTACCTGTTTCAGCCGGATCTGACATCTCAACCATCTTCGACATTGGAACCTTTGTCAGATTTGTAGAGCCGTGATAGATGTCTATGATTTCCAGGAAGTCGCTTGGGATCGTCAGAAACGAGGTTGA